AAATCTTGAAAAGTATTGACGGGGGAGTTTGTAGATGGACTGCCAGGTAGTGATAATTACCTGAGAATCCGTTTCTCTTTCTTTCCCAGCATAAATCTTGTGGCAATATGACCCCACATCAAACCCATAATCTTCAAAATCTTTATACATCTGCTCTACAAGGGATGTCGTTGGGACAACTACGAGAATATTTTGTCCTTTCTCAACGTAATATCTCACAATCGAGTATATCATCAAAGACTTTCCAGAAGCAGTTGGAGATATCAACAACTTTCTATTATGTCTTAATGCGTCGTATACTCCCTCAACTTGGTAATCGCGGGGAGCGTACTTACAGATAGAATTCATATAATCTTTTACACCTTCCTTTGAGATGTGCTCATTGACCTCAAAAGGAAGACCGTAATACTTATTGTTTAGAAACTCATAAGTGTATTCGTGTTGCTCACAAAATCTTATGAGTTTATCTAATAGACCAACGTATATTTCTTGCGTATTAATATTGAACAGGTGAATGTAACCATCCCACCACTTATTCTTGTAGGCAGGTGCGAATTTAGCATTTGGAACTTCAAATTGAAATGCGTCTCTTAACTCATAGTAGACGTGTGGCTCTGCTTCAACTTGAAGAAATACCTCATTCTTCTTTGAAATAATCAAATGTGACATTCATAACATATCAGTTATGATTATTTATTTCTGTTAATTAAACCCTGCTTGGAAACGGTGCCATTCCAGTGCGTTTTTTATTTGAAACGTCCTATTTGATATACACTTAATAATCTCTTCAAGAAACTTCAGCATAATGTCATAATATCTAATTTTAAGATCAACTTTATTCAGTTTCTCATCGGCATCCATATGCCTCTGTAAGGCATCCTTTTCTCTAACTTTATACGGAAATGGTTCTTCGACGTAAACCTCTGCTGGTGCCTTTCCAGTGTAATAATTGTAGCGTTCTAGTTTAACTCTATTGTAAGTTTCTCTTGCTTTTTCTCTAAGTAGAGTAATTGTATTGTATATGGTATAATATTTGGAGTGAAGTTGCGGAATCTTTAAAGATTCATCATGTAAATTATCAGGATCTATGACAGAATCTCTCTCCCACATTTCCTGAATTTGTTCAAGATTCATAAAGGCCTATTTTGCATATTTAAGATATTATAGACAGTATACTTGAAAGATACCTCTGCTGTAAAGTATTGTATATCAGTTGCTGTTGCATTAAAATCTAAAGAAGTTAATGAAACTGGAAATAAGTCTTTGAACTTTACCTGTGCTTTTGGATTATAATTGCTATTCAATATAATTAATGTACCATCACTAAAAAAGTTTAAAGGATCTCTTATACCATCTTCATTTAATTGATTCGCGTACTGTTCGGTAGTTTCTGGAAATCCAAGAGAAGTTAACCATTTATGTATCGTTGTATAGTTAACTAATTCTTCGTCAACTAAAAATCTTAAAGTTAAATCGGAATAAGTAAGTTGATCACCGGGAACATCAATTTGCTTTAAGTATGACGATTGTATTTGTGTCTCTAAAGATATTTCTGGAATCTTTGCTGAATTGCAGAAAAATGAAACTTTTGGATATTTTGCTAAAGAAAACTCAAATCCTACTGGAGATAAAAAGTTTCTATTTTGTAATTGTTTATTAAAAGGAGAAGTTGCCATTATTTTTTATAAAGGGGAAAACATTGTACTTCCAACAAGTCTTTTTACAAATTTATCCGAATAAGATGAATTTGGTTTTGGAGTTTGTTTTTTTGGTTTTGATAAACTCATAGGAGGTGGACCAGCAGGTCTCATTGCAGATTGTATATTTTTTTGCACTCCCGCATCACTAAGTTTAAATACGCTATTTGGACTTATTGGATCTCCTACTGCCTCATTAATAAATTGTTTGAATGTCTTCATTCTTTTTATTTTTATTTAGATAAAAAAAGACCCCCTTTCGGGGGTCTGATAGATATGTGAATCGAGATCACATGAGGTTGCTGATTGCAACTCTTCTGTAGTAAGCGTTCTTATTACGGGTAAGAGCACCTTGTCCAACATCTGCACCTTCAGCGAATGGGTTAGCAACAAGACCATATCTGGTCTTAAAGCCGATCTTAGGCTGGAAGGTGTTCTCACCAACGGCACGAACCATTTGGAGAGGAACATATGGGCAGTAGAAGAGTCCTGCGTCATAAGGATTAGCACCCTTATAACCAACTACGTAGTACTGACCACCAGAAGCGCCAGGGTTTGAACCACCAGCATAAGGATCGATATAAACACGATACTTACCTTGGAGAACACCAGCGAAGGTATTACCAGTCTCATCAACCTGAAGGTTAGCGTTGAGTGCAGGGGTGTAGTCGAGAACGCCTGCCATGGTGAGTGCAGAAGCAACATCAGCAGAGCAAAGGATCATGTTACCCTTTCCTCTACGAGTTGTGTTTGCAATAGCATTTGCATCACGCTCGATTTGGAAGATCAGACCCTTGAACTTCTCAACAGACCAACGACCATTGGAGTCAACGTCGAGGTCAAAAGTACCTGCAGTAGCAACGTTGTGCTGAGCACCAGGTCTAGCAACGTTGTAGATGGTACGGATGATTTCGCGGTTGATTTCAGCAAGAATCTCAGTTGAGAGAATATTTGCTAATTCAGCCTCAGCATTCAGACCATGAATTGCCTTCAGGTCTTGTGCGAGTTCGAGTGAGTACTCAGCTTTCAGTGCGCGTGACTTAGCAGTTACGGTGACTTTCTCGATTGAGAATGCCATCTGGTTGAATGCACCAGAACCGTCTCCAAGATCTTCTGCACTGTCAGTACGCATACCCTGACCTACGTTGTAGGTAGTTGCGTCAGTTGGAGGAACAGTACCATCAAGGATTCCAGGATTGCTACCTGATTGTGCGGTAGTACCCATACCAACGCTAGCACCAGTGAATCCACTGGTAACGTTGAAGGATCCACTCTGACCAGAGAATGCAGAATTTGCTTCATTGTAGAACGCTTCAGTTCCACTCTGGTCATTATAGCGGGAACGCATTGCGAAGATGAGTCCAGTAGGACCGTTCATTGGTTGAACACCACACAGGTCATAAGCGACCAGGTTGGGCATTGCGCGACGGATCAGGGAGATCAGAACAGGGTCGAAACCTGCGGTAGGACCAGCACTGAATCCTTGTGCGCTACCACCAAAACCAGCAGCACCAGTAGTAGAAGCGGTGAAGTTGGTTGGTGATTCGTGAAGAAACTCGCGTGCTTCACGGAGTTCTTTTTCTTGGTTTTCGAGCAGGATAGCGGTTACAGCTCTACGATGTGAATCTTTGATTTCATCGAGTCCTGAGTAGTCCAGGATAGGTGCCCACTTCTCCTGCAAATATTCTGCGTTGAACATTTGCATTGGATTTTACCTCTTTTAAAAAATTTAGTTTGATTGTTTATGATTTAAAAATCACTTCTTGGCGACTCTACTGAGAGTCTGAAGATATGCTCCCATCATTGGTGATACAGATTCAGTTAAATCTGAACCATAAGAAGTCTCTTCAGATAATGTCTCGGAGTCATCTCTTTGAGTACCAGCAGGTCTGGTTGGGAAATATGATTCCCTCAGAGTTACCAGTTTCTCACGATAGTTTTCTTCACTATCAAACTCAACATTTTCTGCAAGAGAAGCGAGTTTGTCCTTCTGAGAAAGTGCGAGACCCTCAGCGACATCTGCAAAGATTACATCAGCAACCGACTCTGCTAATCTTCTATTCAGAGCAATATTTCTTTCAATTTGCTCGTTGAGTTTTTCTTCCATTTCATCAAGTTTATCTACCATACTCTCGATTACATCATATCTATCTTCAGGGATTGAAACATAATGATCTTCAAAAAGACCTTTCATTCCTTGGAGGAATGATTCTGTCATTTCGGTCTTAAGACCGTGCTCAACTGCGAGTGCATTCTCTTGAATCCACTCGTCAGCAACATACTCAAGATAAGCGTCTAAACGCTCAGTAAGTTCTTGTTTGATGAACTCAACTTCTTCAACAAGAGCATTTTCATAAGTCTCTTGAAGTTGTTCTTTAATTTCAGAAACTTTTGAACGAATAGCAGTCTCAAAAATAGTACGTGCTTTTTCTTGAAACTCCTCAGAAAGCTCTTCACCAGCAAGAAGAGCATTGACATCTTCTTCGATATCAAATTCTTCTTCTACTACTTCTTCTTCGTCGTCACCTTCTTCTGTGACTTCTTCTTCTGCTACTTCTTCTTCACCACCCTCTTCTGCAACTACCTCTTCCTCTTCTTCGGAAATAGTTTCAGATTCTTCATCAACAGTTTCTTCTTTAACTGCTGCTGCTTTTGCATTAACAACATCCTTTACTTGAGCAAGAGTTGTTGCTGGATCTTTAATTTTTGCAGAATCGTCGTCTGGACGATAGTTATCTGGAGTAGGGCCACCTAAATCTTCCCATGCACCAGTCTGCCCAGGTGTTGCGACACCGGAAGCATTTCCAGATTGCATTGGTTCTGCAGGTTTTGCGCCTTTGGTTACTACGTTTTCCATTTCTTGTAAATTTTTACCAACGGACATTTGTTTTAGATCGTTTATTATAATCTATATTTATTTATAATTTATAAATTTGAAAGAAACTCTTGGAACAATAAAACCTTATTTTCTTGAAAAGTTCTTTCATCAACTAAAGTATTAATTCTACGCTTTGTTGATTCGGCAAGTCTTTCACGAAGAATTCCACCTTCCCAAATCCACTCTTTACCTTCCATAATTCCTTGAACAAAAGCATCAGGAGCAGAAGGATCGGCAACGATATCAGCAGCAGTTGCTAACATGAAATCTTCGCCAACAACTTTATGACCTTCATTAGTCATTTTAAGTGATCCTACTCCACGAGAAGAAACACCAAGGCAAACACCTTCACCAATTAATGATTGGGCAATTTTACCCATTGGTGTATCAAGAAGTTGTGCCTTACCTCTAAAATTATTTCCCTCACACTGAAGAGAAACAATTTTATGAGAAACACGATCAAGATTTACAGTTGGACCATCTGGGTGACCAAGTTCACCTAAAGCACGTCCTTTATTGACAAAAGATTCTGTATATCTCTTTACTTCACGGGAGAGTGTTTCCATAGGATACATTCTTCCATTACGATTACAAATGTCTCCCTGAAGGAAGATTCCCTCAATAAACATTTTTTTAGAATTACCCTTTCCTTCGGTAATAAATTTAACTTCTGATACTTCTTCCGTGATTAATTTCATGGTTTTAATTTGTAAATCCTACTTTTGTTCCTCTAACTAAAGCACTATCTGCAAAAACACAATGACTTGCAACTTTTACAAGTTGTTCAACAGAACCACCTGGCATAGTGATAGAACCGATACCTGTTCCTCCTTGAGTTTCAACAACTGATACAACATGAGAAGAAGTATCTGTATTTACAAGACGAACTACAGTTGCAGAACTAAAACTAGTTGCAGTCCCAGTTAATATTGGCAGTGCAATCTCATCACCTAAAATTTTTGTTGTCATTATTCCTCTTCCTGATCTTGATTATCATCATATTCAAGTTCATCTTCACTCTCAACATCTTCCACTTCAAACATAGCATTTGCAACATAAGGACGAATTTGGTCAATTTTTTCTGTTGATTTTGCAAAAAGTGCTGCTTTAATGCCGTCAGAAATTTCTGCAGGAGAAGAATCTGTCGCAATCAAATCGATAATGTTTTCCATAAAGTTATTTTATTATTATATTGATATTTATATTTTTCCACCTTTTGGTTTAATTTCAGGTGGTTGAACCATAGATGCATCAATTCCTGGTTCTTCTGGAACTTCTCCAAGAGGTGCTTCCTCTGCTCCAGTCATGCCCTGTTTTGGTGAAACTCCTTCACCTTCTTGTGGAATGGGATTTCCCATTTCATCAACTGGAGCATTTGGATCTGGTAAAATGCCCCTCTGAATTTCATCTTGAATTTGCAAATCAATTTCAATAATTTCTGAATCAGTTTGACGAAGTACTCTTTTTCTTACATATTCTGTTGAATAATATTTTCCAATATAAGGTTCTATAGTGGTTGCAAGAGTCAATCTATTAGTTAACATTTCCGACTCTTTTAATTCAGCAAACTGATTATCATAAAGAAAATCATATTGAATATGATCTTCCATTTTTTCCCAGTCTTCTGGTGATACTATATTTTTTAATAATAATTGAGTGCGAAGCATGTCACTAAACATGCTTGCAAATCTTTTTCTAAGTCTTCCTACAAACTTTGCAAATTTTAATTCGTCTCTGAGAATTTCAGATGATCTACCTAGGTTAAAACCAGTGTCTCCAGTAATTCTTGATTCTGGAACATTTAATGAACGATAAAGTTTCTTTTGAAAATAATTAACATCTGATAATTCTCCAAGATTTTGACCTCCAGGTAAAGTAGTGATTTCTGTGCCTCTACCACCCTCTCTTCTTGGAAGCCAAAAATCTTCAAGCATACTCATGAATTTACGATCATCACGAACTTCACCAGTATTAGCATCGTAAACAAGTTTGTTACGATAGCGACTCATGACCTCTTTTAGATATTGCTCAGCCTTTACTTTAGGAAGATTTCCAACATCAATATAAAAAATACGACGTTCTGGTGCTCTTGACAATCTATAGATAACCAAAGAATCTTCAATCATTCTTAATTGATTGAGTGCCTTGATTGCTTTATGAAGATAAGATAAAATAGTTCCCTTGTTTCTATCAACTAAACCTGATGTACAGTATGTAATTGAATCTTTAGTTATTTTAATTCCTTTTTGTGGTCTACTGTTATATGAAGTTAATGAATAACTTGACGATGGAGTGTAGATATAATATTCTTCTATTTCTGGAAACTTAACATCTTCCTGCCCTGCTAAAAATCTTGTTGATTGCTGATTTTTTACTTTCTTTTCTTGCTTAACATGCTTTATTCGCATGGAATCAATATAACGTATTTCCTGTATTCCATCTTCTGGTCTTTTTACATCAATAACTTTCAGGTAAAATAATCTTCCATCAACATACCAATTCCTAAAAATTTCATGACATTTTCTATCAAAATCCATCATTTCTTTAATGGATTTAAATTCTTTACGCATAATCTCTTTCAACTTGTCACTTGCATTCAAGTTTGAAAGTTCTATTTCTACAGGAGAATCATATAAGTCACTTACCAATGCTTCATTTACAACATCTTCTATGGCATTGTCACACTCTGGATGCAATGCCATTTCTCTATATCTTTTAATTAAATCGTACTCTGTACGATAAACACCTTCAATATCAACATACTGACCATAAAAACCACTTTGTATATAATGATCAACCCCGTCCTCATTTGAAGGAGGTACGGGGGATACTATAGACTTAGATTTTTTTTCGCTATCCTCAATTGAAAAACCAAAAAGTTTCGCCATTTTATAAATTTAACTGCTTATTATGTATTATTTATCAATTGATATTTGTTCCACCAGATACGGGAGAATTACCCTTGAGTGCTTCCCACCAAAGAACTTGCATTTCTACAGTAAATTCTTGAATATTGGCATTGTCTGCGGAAACAGGAATTGCTGCAACGGAAGTTGGGAAAAGATCATATAAATGATATGCTCTTAAAGTTTTTCCGTCACGATCTAATTGATAGACAAATGCATCTGCAGTATATGAAGCTGGATCTGTTGCACCAGTTCCATCAGAAACTCTATTGATTTTGTTGACCCAGTTTTCAAATGCTGAGCGAATGCTAAAGTCAGTGTCGTTAACAATTGTAATTGTCCAACTTTCAAAAGATCTGTCACCAGCAACTTTTAATGTACGACCTCTAAAAGGCACATCGATCATTGCAACTTGAGATGCTGGTAAGTTAGCAGCTTTAATTAAAAATCTAGATTTTTCTAAAACTGCATTTTCAACTTTTGCAATATCCGGAAAAGAAATTACAACTTCAAATAGATTACTTCTTGCACCACCTCCAGTTAACTGACTTTTGAAGTCAGTAATTTTTCTAAGAGGAGGTGGATTAAATTGTGTTCTTGTTGCCATTTGATTTAACCTCTAAATTAGAAATTGCCGATTACTTCTTCAAAAGCGACACCAGTTCTGGTGGCAATGAAGGTCAGACCAATGAAGTTTATTGACTTCGCTGGTTTGATGTAAATATCTGCAACAAACTCGTTAGCATCAATAATTGCAGGAGTGTTGTTAGTTTCATCGCAGACTACAACATAATCAAAGATACCTCTCTTAGATTGGACATCTCTTAAGAATGGTTCAACAATATTAACAAAGTTTGTTCTGGTTAATTCGTCATTAAACTCAAAGAGTTGATCCTTTGCTGCTGCAGAAATTGCATTTTCAAGGTAAACGAACAATCTACGAACATTAATTCTATCAAATGCAGATGCTTTTCCGTATCCAGTTTTATCTCCAAAGAGAATGATACCATCTCCAGGAGATAAAATCACAGAATTAATTCTGTTTGTATAAAGACGATCTCTTTGAATTTTTCCTGGATTATATGCAAGTTTAACTGCATTCAAGATTGCTCCTCTGGTAGTTCCTGCTGGAGAATACCATGGGAAATTGTTAATATCATTTCTTGCACAACAACCAGCAATGTCTCCATTTAAAGGAACATATCTGAATGTGCTATTGAATCTATCATACATGTACTTATAACCACTATCGAAAATGGCATAAGTTGATGATGCGACTGGAGCGTAGAAACTAACTACATTTTCAGTAACTGTATCAACATCTCTGATTGTTTCAGCAATCTGTGATGATGTATCAGTAATTGCAGCACCTCTGTATGGTGAGATGAAAGCAATTGCATCTTTTCTCAATTCTGCAACAGAAATTAGTTTATTTGCAAGTGCTTGAGCATCTTCTTTAGCATAACCTGCAGATCCCATCAGAAGAAAATCAATATCAGTTTCTTCCTCATTAATAAATGCATCATATCCTGAGATTATTTCTCCAAGTGTAGCAGATAACGAACCAGCGGTATCTATAGTGGAATTTCCATCATAGTTCTTTCCTCCACTGAGTGACAGATCTAAAGCACCACCACCAGCAAAAATAACATCTTGTGCCTCTTGATCCCAACCAGTATCGGTTGCAAGTTCAAATCCTTCACCAAATCCTGTAGTTACAATACCTGCTGGAGAAGATCCTGCAAAAATGTATTGTGAACCAGTGGTTAAATACTTTCTCCAGTAAGAAGGACTTCCAGAAGAGTAGAGAGCATCTTTTGCCTTTGAAAGACCTACATGCTTTTCTAATATTGTTCCAGAATTTCCAGTAATCTTTCCTTCATCATCAATTACTACAATATGCAGTTCGTCAAATCTAGAATTTCTTTCTGCAGCAAATTCAGAAGTACTTGGTCTTGGTGTCAGTGAATTCCAAGAAACTTGTGTTCCTGATGAAAGAGTAACTTTTTGTTGATCAAACCAATCTAATTCTACTGAATAAGATCTCGATGTAAACGCCATAGATACATTAGTTGTATGTATACCTACAGTACCATTATCAGCAAAATTATATACACCTAATGGTTGATAATCAACATTAGTTGCAGTTCCTGCAGCAGATACATGATTAATAACTTTAACGTTAATTTGACTCGCGCCAACTTCAGTAATCACACCTTTTAAATAACCATCTAAAACAGAAGTGGTTCCTGCTCCAGGTAAAGTATTAGAAATTGCTTGAGTTATTCCATATCCAACTGATACACCGTCAGTATTAAATCCAGTTAAAATTTGATCTGCTTGAGCATCAATTATTGAAACCTTGATTCCATTTGCCCAAGATCCTGGGTTTTGTGCAAGTACAGTTACATCTGTAATTGGATTATCTAAGTAACCTAACTCAGTATAATGACCTAAACTTTTTACCTTAATCTCTACGGAACCAGATCTTGCATTTTTTAAGTCAGAACTATCAGTTCTAACAACTTGCATTGTTCCACCATATGCCAGATAAGAAGAAGCGACCATCCAATGCTCATAGTGCTTATCTGTAGAATATGGTTTTCCAAAGGTGTTCAGTAAATCATTTTCATTTTCAACTAAAGTTGGTTCATCTACAGGTCCTTTTGCAAATGGTGATGCGATTGCACCCACAGAAGCTGATACTGGATCTATTCTTCCAACAGTTAAATCAACCTCTCTTATTAAAATTCCAGGAGATGCTAAATTAAGTGGCATCTTTATTCTCCTACAAGTCCAGAATTATCTAAAAATATTTATAATTTTGTCCGCTTTAAGACCTACATGTAATCCCACATATATGATCTGTCTCCGTATTCATCTACATTCCAGACTTCCATCGCATGATTACTTTTATCTGTTCCTGCCCAAATCCATTTATCCTCACTATTTTTATCAATGATTGGTTCAAAATCATCCAAACCATCAGAAATGAATCCAAATGGAGACATATCTTGCTCTATTTGATTTTTTTGCTCTTCATAAATTCTTTTACGAACATCATTATTAGTCATTTCTTTGAAGTAAGGTTGTGCAACTAACCAGGAAAAAATGACAAGACACATTGCCAAGTCATCATTACAACCCTCTTCTGCCTCAAATGAATTATGTCTCTGTGCAAATGTTGTAAGTTCTGATATAATATCATAGTCAATTGTTATCAGTTTATCATCTTCCATTAATGTTTTGAGATTAGAACATCCCAGTTTTTTAACTGCAGATGTCATTCTTATTCCAAGTTGAGATTTTTTACCACTAAATCCAGTCCCAACAATTTGTCCAGCACGTCCTCTCATAGAACACATAAGAACGTTATCATATTCTAAGTCGAAATGTAAAATATTAGCAACTTGATCTCCAATATCATTAACTTCAACTAATAACCAAGCATTATTATAACCTCTTGCCACTTCATTAATTATACTTGGAAATAACATTGGTTTTATTTCATTATTTCTATACTTTGCAACTACTTTATATGGAAAATTTGTAATATCGAAAACGACAAACGCAGAATAATCATTACTCATACCGCGAGCAACGTCAACAGTCATTAGATAATTATTATCCTTTTTTGGATGTTCATAAATGTCCAACCCAGCATTTCTCTTAATTGGATCCTCATAAACTAGATTTCTGAGTTTTGCTGGATTGATAAGGGTATTTGTAGAACCCAAGAACTCGCAGTTAAATTCCACATTAAACTGCTGCTCAGAAGTGTTAGCAATCGTCTGCTCCTTCCAGGCAGCGTCTCTACCAGGTACTTCCGACCAATGGACATCTGTAGGTACGTATTCATTCTTGCCCCGTTCAGCGTCATGCCACATGCGGTAGAAATGGTTCATACCGCGTGGAGTAGAAACGATAATTACTTTCGTACTCTGTCCAGAAGAAATAGTAGGATAAACAGAGGCAAAGAAGTCATCAGCAATGTGATTCGGGATGAAAGCGAACTCGTCAAGAAAGATGACATTATAGGATCCACCTCGGACAGCAGATGAAGAAGTAGAGTTAGATGAAATTTTGGATCCATTTTCTAATTCTAAACTACCTTTATTCCATGATATAATTCCTTGTTGCATCCATTTTGGTAGATTTTCATAAGCAAGTTGCAATCTACCAAGAAGATCTCTAGCAGTAGATGCTTTGTTTGCTAAGATTGCGATGTTAACATTATCGTTGAAAACTGCATAATGTAAAAGATATGAAACTACTGTAGTACTTTTCCCCGTCTGACGAGGCATCTTACAAATGTTAAAACGATTATTATGAAAATTTTCAATCAGTTTTTCTTGAAATGGATACATTTCAAATGGAACAAGACCATGATCGAGAGAAACAATCTTGATATAGTTTCTGGCAAAATATACTGGATCTTCTTTACATTTTAAAAACTCAATAACTTGCTTTTCTGTAAACTCAATTGGGGTATTTGCTTTTTTGAGCAGAGGATTGCCCAAATAGATATTATCAGACATAATATATCTCCTTATGTTAAATCATAAAAACTAATAGAACCGATACAATCCGCAGAACCACTGACTGCTCTGACTGCTAGAGTTAAAATATCACTCACCTTTGCTTGAGTTCTTCCAAGTTGCAAGTCCCAGTTATAGTTACTCTCAATATTTAAAGGAGTATCTGATTTATTTGCAGAAGAAACAAAGTCATTCAATATAAAACTTCCACCAGTCATTGTGGTTGCATCAGTATTGAATTGTGCATTTGGGGTATTTACTGCAGTCCAAGTTAAAGTTCCTACATTGGATAGAGTTGCATTTCTTATCAAAGCAACCTCTAAAACTGCAGTAGATGCAGAACTTCCCAAAAATGCAAAAGATTTTGGAAGGATGATTGAATCTTCTCTTCCTGGAGTGAGACGAATACTTAATAAAGGAACAAAAGAAGTTCCCGAAACCGAAACTGTGGTTGTTCTTCTAGCAATATCTCTTTTTACTAATCTCTCATAACCACCATTTGATTGAACAGATACACAAATCTGTTTCATAGTAGAAGCAGATGTTGTAATTCCTGTGTTTAGAATTTCATATCTAACTGGAAGTGTCGCAGTAGTCATATAAGTGGAATCAATACGATTTGCGTGATTAAATTGATGAACTGGAATAAATTTTCCATCAATTGCAAATCCTACTCTAACTGAACCTACACCCAACCATTCATATTCAGTAAAAAGAATTTGTGCTTTAGATATATCTAACTCAATACCACTTGGATTACTTGTGCTAAATCCAGTTCCATCAAGAGTATCCAAATTCCACTCCGATTGCGGAACTGTGATAGTGGTTCCTACTCCAGAAGTTGCAGTCCTCTTAATAATGTTGAGTTGGGAACCATTTAGTTCAAGCATTACACCATTCTCTGATGATGCATATCCTGCTCTTTGAACTAGATTTTCCTTTGCAGGATTGAATACAAATGTTTGAAGAACTTGTAAGGATTTTCCTGGTTGATATGAGAATACTCTTTTGCTTTCACGAATGTAAGAACATCCTGCAGTAGTTCCAATACCTAATGTTGCGGTACTTTGTGCGGTGATGATTCCTACAGTAGAACCAGATCCAATGACGACATCACTGAAATCACCATCCTGCGAATATCTGTGAGACGAATCAAAAAGTGTAAAAGGTTGTGATACTTTTAATCTTCCAAAAAGATCCCCACTAAATCCTTGCCCTAGGTCATCATAAATATTTCCGTACCTATCAGCACGCATATAAACTTCAAAAAGACTTCTTTCTTGATTTAGATAGTCTTGTGTATTCTTATTCCATTGTGCCATTATTAATCAGTCCAAGTTAATCTTTCTGGTTGATATCTTTGTGCGCTTTTAATCCTAGAAGTATTTACCTCACCAGGATAAATGTTATGAACAATTGCACCAGGATATTCTCCTTGAATTTGCTCTGCAAGTTCATTTCTGGTGAGCATTTTTCCTTCTACTTCTAAACGATACATTTTTCCTTCCCAGACAACATCAGCAAAAAAAGACTCGCTTGCTTGCTCTGGTTGCGAAGACCCTATATTTAAAGTCCCATTGAAATCTCCATTAATGGTGATGCTTTCTGATAAAAACTGTTGAAAACTTTTCATTAGTTGCACCTCCAACGGCGTAATGCTTTGTTAATTCTTGAATCTGGATCTCTTGCAGTTTTTGCAGAAGTCAGTTTTGATTTCATCCCAGACATACGACGACAAAATGAAGCACGACGCTTTGCTCTCTTACCTTTTGGTTTCTTCTCAGTTACTGCAGTTTGAAGTTTTGAACCTGGATTTTCACGACGATAAGCATTTACTGCTGCTTGACTTAAACCATCGGTTTTATCTTTACGATTTACTTTTTGCCAATCTTCGGATAATCCAAAATCTTCTCTCCAATTAGAAAATTCTTCTTTTTTTACACAGTTTGGATATCTTTTTCCAAACATTGTCTTCATACCTTTTTTCTTATATCCAGGCCAACACTTTTCATCAAGTTGATTACCTTCTGGTTGATAATGTGCTTGCTGAAGTTTGGGGAGTTTTGGTTCTTTATCACCATGTTTTTTGGGAGATTTACCTTCAGGATAAGAAATAACCGCTCCTCCAAGACCAGAACCAGATTTTATTTTTACAGATCCACCAACTTGTTGCTCATCAATTCTTTGCAATTTTCCTGCTTGTTTAAGAGCAATTATTCTTTGAGTTGGAGTCATTTTTCCCTTTCTTTTCATAATTTTTTGTACTGCAATATCGAAAGGTTTTTTATCGGACATAGAATCTGTGTCAGCAACTTGCTCACTCATTTCACCACTGTCAACATAATCTGCTGCAGAATCAAGATAATCTGCCGCTTTAGTAATTTTTGATTGAACCCATGCTTCAATATTTCCTTCACCTTTCATTTTTTTACGAAGTCTTCTTGCTGCAGAAATGATGGTAGAAATTTCAGATCTTGCCATTGAATACTCATGATCTTTTGATTCTGGCATAGTTCCTGGATGTGGAGTGTTAGGTGTATAATCTTTCAGTTTAATTGGCATTGAAAACATGTCCCAATATTTTGAACCATACTTACATTCATTTCTAGTTTCTTCTTTTTTACATTTTGGACAATACCTAATCATTTCTACAGATTCTCCCCAATTTGAAGCACCAACTTTACGACACTTAACTAATGCTCCAGATGCATAAGCACTTGGCCAAACACTATATCTCGACTTAACCTTGTGGTAACAAGCATCTTTTGTTCCGCTACCTTTTCCAGGTTTGTCTTTTCTTGCTTCGGTAAGTTCCATTGATTCTTTAATTCCTGGTTCTGCCTTAATATAATTAGGATCTTTTTTTCCTTTAGCGAAAGTTTTAACCATTGTTGGTTTTGCTGCTCCAGACTTTAACTGTTGATTTTTATCTTTTTGTCTTTTACGGCGAACAGAAGATCTAATTAAAGATTCACCCTTTTTACCCTTTTTCTTTAATGATTTAAGTCTTCCACTACTAAAACACTTTGGTGTCTTAGTTTCACCAGGTTCATTTGCACATGGGGAACCGTCTGCCTGAACCCATCCAGGCTTTCCATCCTTTGATTTAGAACCTTTAAACCAATGATGAAGAGTTCCCTCGTTCATTCTATATTAAAATATTATTCTTTATTATTTAGAAAACCTTGCTTTAACAATTTTGATAGTTCAGAAGTAGACCCTACAAATACTGCATTGTTTGTAACATTATTTGTTGTTTTTATTGATTCTTCTTCAATATCCTTTAATTTCTTTTGCAAGTCTATCAGTTTATCTGTAACATCACCAACACTTTTAATTAATTGTCCAGCAACTTCATATGCTCTTGGTTGATCACTTTCTGAAGCAAGTTCCATAATTCCATCAATTGCTTCTTGCCCCTTTTCAATTAAAGAATAAAGATTTGCTCTTGTATATTCATAATCTCTTTTTATATCAACAGAAGATGACGAAAATTCTTTCACTTCATTGTTAACTACAATTGCATCAGAATTATTACATACTTGAATTTCGCTAGATGTATTTAATACATCATCTAATTTATCAAAATTTTTAGGTTTCATAATAATCAAAGATCCGTTTGTTGAACTGGACTATAAACTTTAGCGTCTCCAAAGAACTCCCAATTTTCATTGAATCCAAAATCATCATCAGGATCTGCATTAATTGGATCTGGTGTAACTGTATATCTCATTTCCCTTTTCGCAGTCTGAGTATCAGTAGATGAATACATATCCACTTGTACTTTACGAATGAGACCATCAGTGCTATCAGATATTGGACCGAAGAGATAAGTTTTTGCAGTAAATTGTAAAGTGTATAAAAGAATTCTTCTGGTAGAAAAATCACCTTCATAATCATCTCTAAAAGAAATATCATCCAAAACTATTGGTATATCTTTCTTTTCTCCAATAGTATCAATCATATCTACCGTTACTGTAAACGCTGGTTGAAAAAATGGCAAAATTTGTTCGATAATTTGAAGTACATCATCATTTAATTTTGCCATTATGTTCAGTTCAAATCCTATATTATAAGGAACTGGCATAAAAACTTTTTTTATATTATTTCCATCAGAAGCTTTGAATGACTGTGAAATACCAGATTTTCTTGAGGCATCATATTTTATAGAGTTCATTTCAAAAGACATTCTAGGTAAAGTTATTGCAACTGGTTTATTTAAATCTGCCTGTTGCTCTAAACGTGCCAAAAATTTTTGAGTCGGACCATATGCTAAAGGAACTCTAATATCACTATAATCATTTCCATCACCATCTTTATGTTGTATGGTTATGTTATTAAATAGATTACCAAAAGAAATAATTGTTTTTCTAATATTCTGGTGATAAAAATATGTTCCTAGCATTAATAATTACCGAATAAATTGGATTCTGAAAAATCAACAATAGAATCTGACTCTTGTTGAATTTCATCGTTTTGTTCATATTTATCATATAAATCAGATACTTGGTACTTTTGAAGTGGATATCTTGCTGAAGATATTGATCCAACTATGATTTCACCTGGTATAAAGTCACCACTTACTGTACCGACCTTTAAAGTGTTAGTAGTACTGTCCCAAGTTTTTACTCTACTCTTGGCACCAGATGTTTCCCCAGTAACTACTTCATTAAATATATAAGTATTTATTCCTACAAGTAGTGGTGGATTTGCTATTGATATTGTTGGATTTGATGTATAACCAATTCCAGCATCAGAAATTAATATTCTACTAATTTGACCATCAGCATTTACAATAGTTCTTGCCGCTGCAGTGATTGCAGCACCAACAGTTGGCGCAGAAAATCCTATTGATGGAGAAGTAACGTATCCAGATCCATTATCAGTTATTGTTATACTCCCAATTCCAGAATATGTTTTTTCAATAACTGCTCTTGCAGTTGCTCCAATACCAGTAGATCCTGAGATTATTACTGTAGGTTCTACAGTATATCCTACACCAGGATTTACTAGTAAAATTTCTTTTACGGAACAGAAATTTCCTATACAAGAAGTAATTGCAACTGCCTCTGCATTTACACCGCCTGAAGGAGCCGTACTAATTGATACTGTGGGTGTTGTAGTATAATTATATCCATCGTTAATCAAATTTATTTTTCTAACATATCCAGTTACGATAGAAGTTTCTGCGGTTGCTTGTGTTCCAGAAGGAAATAATTTAAGAGTTGTGATATATCCTTGATTTTCTAAAGTTCTATCAATTTCTTCAACAGTTGTATTTACATTATCCCATCCACCAATATTATCAGAGTATTCGAACAGTTCACATTTCAATTCATAAACATAAGTTTTTCCTAACTGATAAAATGGTTGTTCGTGCTCAACAAACTTTATTTCAAATAATCTTTTACCTAATGGAAAATAAA